AGCACGGGTCGGGTTCACCGTGGTGACGCCCCACTTAGCACCAACGGGGTGGTAGCAGTAGTGGAGGTCAATCGACATGGCATCGCTCTTGGCGAGGATGTCACGATCGGTTTCAGTTTGCATTGCAAGCTGTTCGCCGCTAGCAACTGCACCAGAGGTGAAGAAGAAGGTGCCGTACTCAGTGCTGCCACCGGAACCGGCAGTAGGCACATCGTCAGACACGATCACGCGCAGACCCATGTAGGTCGGCACAGAAACTTCACCGCCGTAAGCAGCAACCAGCGAACCACCAGACTGAGTGGTGGAAGTGCCACGAGCTTCTGCAGTCGACACGTAGTCGATAGCCTTGCGCTCAACCAGGTCGTAATAGACCTTGGAGTGCATTGCAACAGCAGTCAGCTTGTCGCCTTGATCGCCAAGGATCGAACGAGCCTCAGCAACGTGACGAGGGCTGAGAGTGGTGGGGGTGTCACCAGACTCAGAGTCGATGCAAAGATCGAAGAAGGCAGAGCTGCTGGTATTGGCGTTCAGGCTGCCGAAGACACCCTGAAGGCAGGACAGCAGATCCTTTTGACGCTGGTTGGCAACGTAATCAGCGATCTTGGCGCCGATAGCAGCCATCGGATCGCTACCAGCAGCCAGAGCTGCAAGGTCACGAGCCTCGAAGGCACGACCACGGTGCAGGATCACGCCGATTTGCTTGTCGGCACTGATCTTGCCAGGGGTCAGCGAGGAGCTATCAGTCAGCACCTCGAAGTCGCCAGACAGGTTGGCTTTCCAGAAAGGAACGTTGATGAAATCACCGCCCTCGGTGGCATTCAGCTCTGCCATTGGCTGAACCACACCGCTAGCCAAGAAGGCATCACGCTGAGTGGTTTGCTCAATGACGTACGGCGTAAATACCTCGGGGATGATGATGTCAGAGCGAAGAGTCGCCATGACTAATCCTCAAGAATGGTTTTACGGTGTCGGGCACAGCCCATTACCCAGCACAGCCGGTTACGTCGAAGTTTAACGTCCAGCTGCAGCTTTTAGTTTTTCGTAAAGATCACGGTCAGTACGGAATAAGCGTGATTGTTCTGTCAAGTTGAACGATTCAGGCATGAAAGGATTTTTGATGCCAGCCGGGATGTCACCAGTGCTGCGCCCGATCGGAGCACCGCTGCCTTGTGGCTTTGGTTGCTTCTGCATCCAGCTCGGGAGGCTCTTTGCCCATTCCGTTACTGGTGTCCGCTGGTAGCCATCAACTACAACAACTGTGCCGTCAGCTTCTCGCTCGATTTGCTCAGGTGACAGCTTGGTTTTCATGATGAGATCCGGGTCGTGGACGACATCAGCCAAAGCCGTAACCGCTGGGGTTAGCAGTTCAAGTTCCCGGACTCTGGACTCAAGCTCTGAGATGCGCTTGTCCTTCTCCGCCGTCGCCTCACGGAACTGCTGCTCCAGAGCTTGCCTAGCCTCGCTGTATTTCCCTTGCTGTTCAAGCTCGGTTTGCTCAGCTTGTCTTTTGAAGCGGATCAGCTCCTCGATGTCAACGCCATCAGGCACTGCTTTGGCTTGCTTGACCGCTTTTTTGTACTCGTCTAGCAGTTCGGCATTTTTGCGGCGCATTGCCTCAAGTTCTGCTTGGAGACTTGATGTATCAGCAGCTTGCTCCACAGGAGCAGTTTGATCTTCGGACATGAATAACCCACAGGGTTTTGCGGTCCTAGATTAGTGGTTGGTATCTGATGATGTCAAAGCGGGAATGGAACACGCCGCAGCGTGAACCATGGAACCCCTTGATTTATCAATGCTTGAAGGCGATTGATCGCCATACAGCTTTGTATCTTGAAACTGGCAACGGATGGCACGCAGCGAAGGCGCAAGAGCTGCGGTGGTACGTTGCTGAGCTAAAGGACTGGATCTTCAAGCAAGAAGGTCAGTAGGTCACCATTTTTCCTTGTCAGCCCAGAAGGCTGCTGACATCTTGCCTTTGGCGATGTTCTTGGCGTGTCGCGCTTTAAACGATGCCCTTCTGGCTTTGTCCGCTGCTGATTCTCCTTTTCGTGCTGGTGAGCCTGACACGCCCTGCTGACCAAACCTGATCAGCTTTACCTTGTCGCCTTCTTTAGCGAGCACGGCATGGGACTTGGTCGGATGCTTCGGCGTCCGCTTTGGCTTGTTGTAGCCGTCAAACTCCTCACCGCGATAGGTAATCATTTCTTTGGTGCAGCGCGAAGTTCAGAGCGTTTCTTCAGTACAGGATTCCCGGTACTTTCAGATTTGATCGCAACGACGGGGTCATCGGCCGTGCCACGACGAGTCACGGTGCCGCCAGTTGGACCTTTAATTGAATGAGCACCTTCACCAGGCGTGCTGGTAATGACGCCATAGGTGCGAACACCTTGATAAAGCCAGCTAACACGGTCACCGCGTTTCACTTACGCTTGCCCCCTTTCTTCGGCTTGGCGATACCAGCTTCGCTCAGTGCAATAGCGATCGCCTGCTTACGGCTTTTGACCTTCGGTCCTTTTCCTGGTCCGGGCTTGCCGCTTTTTAGCGTTCCCGCTTTGTACTCTTTCATTACCTTGCTGATCTTCTTGTCCGCCTTGCTTGGCTTCTTTGGCATCGCGCCATTCCTCAATACCTGACAGCAGTGTAGAACCGTCAGCTAACGCCCAGCCTTTATCGGTATAAACCGCCTGAACCCAAGCCTCACCGACTAACGCCTCAACCGGATCAGAGAAGACAAAGAAGATGCCTTCATTGCGGAAATGCCTAAGACTCGGCAGCGCCATACCGTCTCCGTAGTTGTTCCAAGGTTAGTTCGCTGCCATCATCCCGCACGAGCTTTGCCATGGCATCCTTTGGTCCGTATTTCTTTGAGAGCAGATCAAAATAGGCAACCTTCTCTTTGCCAAGGACTGTTGCTTTCGTAGCTTCGCTTTGCCCTGCAAGCCATTGACCGTAAGACGTGTCAGCAGGCACTCGACCGTCCATGCTTTGCCGTTTGCCTTCTGGTGGTGGGTTAAAGCCAAGCTCTTTGTAGTCGATAACAGGGACTGTGGTTGATCTGCAGTTGAAATGCTGCGGTGGTGTCGGACCCTTGCCGTATTCAAAGATGCGCCCGTCAAGCGAGGCACAGATAGCGGAGGTGCGAGTGTCGAGCGTTGCGACGTATTGGTAACGCTTGGTGATGTCTTGATTTGCTTCGTAGACCTGTTGACTTGCGGCATTGGCAACCTGATTGACACTGGTGCGAACTAGCGTCATTACCTGGCGATTGCTAGCGATTGTTGCTTCGCCACCTTTCTCTGCTATTTGCCGGATGCTGCCCCTTTCGCCAAGCTGCAATCTGCCGATCAGACGTCGTGCAATGTCTTGAGTGCTTTCGCCGGTCAACAATCCATTGCGGACTATCTGTGAAAACATCTCTGCCTGCGAATCAACGATCCCGCGAAATGCTTTTTGTACAACCTGACCATTTGGCAGTGTTACGGTTGCGCCTTTAGCAGCAGTCAACGCATAGGTTTGTGGTGCGCCTTGAATAGCAGCGGTCAAGTCGTCACTCAGGGTGACAATGTTTATCTGTGTTGGGTCTGTCATGACAACAGACTGCGCGAACTGCGGACTGATCTCGACGGTGTTAACAGCACTGCGAGCCCCAGCAGGCAAGACCCGTCGCAGTTGATCTTCTACAAACTCAGATTGCAATACGGCTAATCCTTGCAGTTCGCCTGTCAAGGTATTAACGCTACTGCCTGACCAGGTGCCAAGTGATTCTTTAAGCTGCGCGAGAATCGCCCGTAGTCTTGCAGTCTTGGCTGGTGCTGACAGCTCATCGATAGCCCGCAGTTGATTGACGCTATCAATGATGATGTCGTTATATGCCAAGACGATCTGCTTGGCAACGCTATTGCTGTAGCGATTCAAGTCAATAGCATTGCGGTACAGGCTAGAAGGGGCAGCCATTATTCAATACCCAAGGACTCTGCCGTACGTTCCGTGATAATGGTGACATCAGCACCAGCGTGCAAGGCACTTTTGATCAGGTGCTGAAGGACAAGCACTTTTTCGTCAAGGTCATCATCAAGTTGCAGCTCTTCTACCTCATGCTCTCGCCCATCTCGATACCAGGAGACGCGGACAACAGCAAAGACTGAGTTTGTCAGTTCACGTTGAGTGAAGGTGACAACCTGCTTGCGTGGCTTGCGAGCGCCCATAGCAACCTCCACTGTTTGCATCCCATCATGCTGGGATAACGCCTTCATCTTCTGGTTCTGAAGATTGTTCTGGGATTCCAGGAATGGCGGCAGGTTCTGGGGTTGACATCTCGATGTATCCACCGGCTTGGGTGGATTCGATCTCTTCCTCCACGTCAAACTCATCACCAAGGACTTCACCTTGATAAAGCTGATCAAGGAGAGTTTTTTGAGTAATCGTGCCAGCGGTGTAGAGCTGTAGAAGTGACTGAATCTCTTGAGGATCAAGACGAGCCCCCAAGAAGTCACGATTAACGTAGCTGCTACCCACATCAACAATATTGAGATAGCTCGCGTGATAAGCAAGGCAGTTGTCAATGAGGTCCTGCATGTTTTGGGCAATGACCATCATGGTGCTATCACCCTGACTGCGGTCAATGCGTTTGGCTTCTGCGGTTTCGGCTGAGAGCTTTTGACCAAGAACAGCAGATAAGCCGAGTTCGTTGATCTGATACGCGATCTGCTCAAGCCGCTTGAATTGCGCTTCAAAGCTCTTGCCATCAGGCTCGATGTACTCTGCTCTGCCTTCTGCTGGGAAGGCGATCGCTTCGCCAGGACCAGCCGAGACCTCTTCAGCCGAAGATGGGAAGCCAAAGAAGGCGAGCATCGGCACTGCAGAGATGTGCAGTTGATTGTCGAGGTCGCTTTGGATCTGATATGCCTTGAGGTTTAGCTCAGCGATGTCCTCCAATGGCGGGCGTGATTCCATGAAGTTCACGCGGTTGGAGTAGGCGACAGCAAACGGGATGTGATCAAGCGTGGTGGTGCCACTGTCATGGATCTCAAGCTGCCCGTTTTTGCCCATGCGGTGAATCTCGAAAGCACCAGGCGTTAGCACTCGGACTTGCTCGACTTCCTTCTCGCCGTAGTCGCCATCGGGCACGATGACCTTTTCAAGGAGACGAAGCTGACTGAGCTGCTGAGCACCATCGCGCATCTCAGTACGCCAGCCAAGGATCTCGCGTGGGGTATAGCTTGCCCAATAAGGACGACCTTGCTCCCCGGCTGCAGGCGCGTCTACTAGAACACCGATGTGCCCGTAACGGACCATCTTGCGAGCGGTTTCGTAGGTCCAGACGTTGAGGTCGTTACCCATTAGGTCAACGTCGAATAGCTGCTCGCGCACAATGTCCGATACGTCGTTAAGCCTGACGGGCTTACGGGTCAACATGCCAGCGAGCATCCGCTCAAGGCGCTGGTAGTAAGGCGGGCAAACGGAACGAGCAAGCCTGTTGTCGTAGGACTCGTCTAGCTCTCGCGGTTCCTGCGGGAGGTAACGCCGATGACGACGGCGCAGCTCATAGGTGCCGCCGATCAGATCTTCAATGAGAACCCAATGCGGCTCTTGATTGAGCCAAGCGGAATTGGGATCATTGACCTGCGCGACACGGGCTGTCAGCTGACGGTCGTAATGAGCGAAGCCGGAGTACACCAGATTTATCGCGCAGGCTATGAATCAGTTTAAGCTGCGACTGCAGTTTGGTTTGCAGCTTGCAGAGTGACAGACTTTCGACCAATCTTGATCTCAAACTCATCACCAGGCTTAAAGCCCATCTCTTGAACGTAGCTTTCACCAATTTGCAGTTTGCCGTTGAACTGCACTTTGGTTTTATAGGTAAGGCTACGTCCACGCTTAGCGGTGGACTTCATCTCAAAGCCTTTGGCTTCCAGGAGAGCCTCATAAAAAGCGGTGTAGCAGATGCGGTCATTTTTGACGTAACCACATTCACGAACAAGATCAGACTTGTTGTGGTCTTTCAGTTCTTTGACCTTGGCGAGCAGTTCTGGACCCTTGAGCATGAGTAGGGGTAAAACGAACCAGGTAAAGATAGCACTTAATACAGCCTGATACCAGTAGACCTACCAGCGCCAGCGTGTAGCGGGTTGAACTCACGCCAGATGAGGTATCCGAGGGCATCATTCATGTGGTCATGCCCTGAGTCCTTATCAGGGTCACCCTTTTCGGTGTAGCACTGAAGCTCCAGGCATTCGATCATGCGCTTGCAGCTTGCATTGATCTGCAGCCTGACTTGTCCTTTGCCATTTTCAAGCAGCGCCTGTACGGCTGAAACCCTGTCACGCACTGGTGGGTTAGCGCGTGGTGATTGGTTTGCCATGCCATAGGACTCCAGGATCTGGATGTCGGTTTGACTGGCGTTTGTGCTGCGGTTGCCGCCGGAGGCGTCAGGGTAGACGTAGATTCTGCGATCTGGGTAACGCGCTTTGATCTGCTGCGCGAGGCTATCGGTGTCGTGTGCGCCGCTAATCTCGTCGATCACATACAGAGTGTTGTTCAGCTTGACGCCGATGACAGCAGACATGTTGCCAACGTTGAAGTCAACGCCAACGCGTAGCGGTTCACGCTCGGTGTCTGGTAGCTTGCTGATGACGTGCTTGGTGCGATCGAAGCGGTCGTAGACGGTGCCGGTGGTGAGGTTAACGAACTCGCCATCGAGGTAAGCCTTCAGCAGTGTTGGGTCGTAGTTCGCTTCAAGACGCTCTATAAAGTCCGGCGGAAGGTGCGGGTTATCGACGGATCGCATCTTGATCAGCTTGCGATCTTGTCTCGTTTGAGCGTCCTCGCTGCCGAAGGTAGTCCACATCCAGCGGAAGCCTTCAGGCGTGGATGCAGCACCGAATTGACGCACGTTGCCGGAGCGTAGACGACCAAGGATTTTGGGAAACGCCTTGTTTGCGATGGCAGGTGTCACGGTGTCGATCTCGTCTGCTAGTACCCATGCAAGGTTCAGACCGATGATGCGTGACCAGTTCTCGAAGCTACGGCACAAGATTTTCGTATCACCGCCTGGGAGGTGGAGCATGTATTCCGGCAGTGGTGATGCACGGAAGGTGTAGGGGATGGCGTAATACTCCAGGAAATCCTCAAAGTCGTTTTGCCAGATGTCACGGATTAGGGGTCCGGTTGGTTCCATGACACAACCGATGAAGCCTTGATTAGCAGCAGCGAGTGTGACTGCTTTTGCTGCTAGGGCACGTGTTTTACCTGCGCCGTACCCTGCGCTGATGCCGATGATCTGCGTTTGGTTATCGGCTACGAAAGCAAGCTGCCCAGGATGGAGGTCAGCATGAATACGCTGCAGCAGTTGATCGGTATCAATTAGCTCGCCGAAATGGTTGAGCTGTTGGAGGACATGACCTTCTGGCGCTGCAGTGAGGATGCTCACGAGCAGAGTTGGGCAAGTTTGGCAGCGGTGTTAATGGCACCGAGGGCGATGTGATATTGCCCAGCACGGCGTGCCTCCATCTGGAGTGTGGAGCACTGTGAGAGGAGATCAGCGATCATCTGGGGTCTTTCGATGTCCCAGTCAGCCTTGAGTTGTTGTCTAGCGAGTTCAAGGTATTTATCGCAGGAGCGTTCACCAACCCCCCAGTTTTCAGCAGCGAAACGAACGCAGTCAGAGCGCCGCCCACCGTTAGCGATGATGCGAGCGAAGCGTTGAGCGCGGAGTTCAGTTTCAGCTTTTGTGCCGCGATGACCTGCCATTTAGGGTACCAATGGCTGAACTGGTAATAGGTTTAGCATATCGAGATTATTGACGGCGATATTTTTCGTGAATGATTTTAGGGCAGACTTTATCCCAGTCGTGTGTGTGATGAAGGCGAGGGTTTCTATGTCCCATAAGTTTGATGTAAGTCGATGATGGAGAGATCATGACGGTGTAGAAGGATTTTACATAAGTTCCATTTTCTCGATAGGCTTCGGTGATGCCGCCTTTATTTTGCTGAGTCATTGCCTGTGTTAGCTGAATCTGGCAATAGGTGAAGAATAAGTGTCCAGTTGCGCCATGAGCGATGTAAGTGTTTACATCGTCGTTAAATCTGCCAATGAACTTAAAAGGTCTTTGATTATCGCAGAAGAAGGAGTTCATTGTTTTACGCAGGACGCTTCTAGCCTTTTCGGAGCTAGTGACGTAATCACCACCCTGTGAGAAGGCGATGCTGGAGACGGATGGCGTTTTTTCCATGAACTCAGCCATGCCATCGAAGATGATGTCAAGGCTTTCAATTCGGAAGCATGAATATTTTATGGGTTTATCAGGTTCTTTTCTGCCTATGCGTCTGTAGGCAAAGTAGCTGTAGTCATCATCAAGCTGACAGAAATACCTGCAGTTGACTTGTTTCGATAAATCCCAGCAGGCATTGCGAGCCCAGAGTGGAGTGCGTCTGTCTGTGGAAGCATCGCAGGAGTCAGTTGTTTCTGCAATTTTTGATTTAGAGAATACTAAGACGCGATCGCCATAGTTTGCTTTGTATTCATCAACTGTTGGATCTTCATCGTCTACGACGATGTAACACTTGCCTGTGTAACCAGATGCCTGCAGTGTGTCAAATGTCTTGACGTTATTTGGGCGACGATTTGAAAGGATAAAAACGCAAAAATCTTCACGCATGAGGACGGTCCTTTTTGAAGGCTTCTTCTACGTGTTTATCAAGACGGACAAAGCCATTTTCGATAGCCTGCTCAAAATCAATGATGACGAGAGCTGACTGCTCAAAAAGTTCTTGGACCTCTTTTGATGCTGTTGCATAGAAGTCAGCAATTTTGCTGTAGTTAAACGCTGTGTGGCGATGAGCTGCTGAAGTTAGGAAAGCTCTTACGTCGGAAGGGATGTCAGCAGTTTCAATATCAGCTAAGAGCTGATTTGTCTTGGTTGCATCGTAAAGGTGCTCGGGTTTGTGCTGTGTGCCGGATGGGTCATAAATGGGGGCAATGGTTTTGTTTGTATATGGGCTGTTTTCGTCTAGCTCTTCCTCGATTCCGATTAGCTCATTGAGTTCGCTTTTGTCGAACCAGGTACTGACATCATGTTCCTCGCTGAGCTGATGGAGCATGGCACCATCCCACTCGCTGAGATCGCTAGTGCGGTTGTCAGCAAGGGCAAGCCCAACCTTTTCGTCTTCTGTCAGACCAGCTCGCCTAACAGCAATGAGTTCATCGCCGTCAGCATCGATGATGCGAACGTTTTGTATGCCTGCGGCTTTGGCGCCTTCGATGGTGCCATTGCCAGCAAGGATCCTATTCTCTTCGTCGATGACGATACTACGTGCTGCCCCGTAACGCTTAAGTGATTCTGCGATCAGCATGGCTGACCGATCAGTTCGCTTGCGAGCGTTCTTGTGGTCGTGCTTGAGGTTGTTAATTGACGTCATACAAAAGTTTTAGACAGGATGCCAGAAGGGGTGAGCTTTGAACTCATTAGCGAGAACCTTAGCGTGTTCTGCGGCATCGTCAAAGCTACTGATATGACCAGAGGCGCAAATGATATGCCTGGCGATACCGTCAATGGATGTAATGACAAGGGTCCGTGAGTCTTCGTCGTACGAGAAGACAATTTCCTTGCCATCCACGTTGACTGAGAACGCCAGGCTCATTTGATCATTGGTGTGGCTTGAAAGCTAGGGCTTTGAGCTGATTGATCTTTGGTTCAACTAGATGATGCGAAGAAACTACGCCACAGTTTGCGCCAATGCAAACGCGAACGCAACCATCATCGAGCGTTTCCAAGGTCGGTTGGACGGAGGAAGCGGCTGATTCGACCAAGTTGTTCAGGCGTTGACGGTGGTTGTGGGTCATTGGCTTGGCGATAGAGGGCGAGGTAGTAGTCATCCCACAGTTTGAGGAGGGTTTGGATGTCTTGATTGGTTGGGGCTTGCATAGACCGAGACGAGAACGGAG